TTTATCTTGGCTGACATCTAAAATGGAACTTCTGCTGTATTGTTTTCTTGCTTAGGTGCTGACTTAACTGCTGGTGCTTCTGGATCATATTTTTCCCAACTTTTTGGAAATAACTTATTACCAACCTTTGTTTGTCCAAATGGCAACTTCCAACCTTTATTGTCTTTGTCTCTTAATTCAAAGAAATCATTACCATCATGCTCTCTTACACTAAAAGCTAAATTAGTGCCTTTAGTTACTGGGTTAATTTCTTTGCAGAAAACCTCTTCAAACATAGCAAGCTGCTTAAATATTTCCTTAACATCTCCCTCTGCCTCAAGGCATAGTCTTTTATTTGGTGACCAGTATTTTACTTTCATTTTACTTCTCCTTTTTTAATTATAAATTAGATTAACTTTGTTAGTTGACTTGTAATTGTAAATACTTTGCAGTAAAAGTAAATACTGTTCCTTGTTAGTGCAATCAACTAATTTTGATTGTTGGTATTTTAGTTTTTGCAATAACTGCTTAAAATCAAAGTTTTTATGATTTATGAGGTGTAATATAGAAAATACAAATGACCTTCTTTTATACCCATCATAAAACTCTGAAAGAGCAACTACTTTCTCAGCATTTTTACAAGCTTTTTTATAATTACAAACTTTGAATTTACCATTTCTGAATCTTTCAAAGTTTTTACCACTGCCATTATCTTGATTTTGTAGTAAGGCTATAGACTCATAATCACCTAATCCATACTCACTTTTGAACTTTTTGTATACTGCGTAGTCCTTTTTTCCTATAGTTTCATAGCAATCTGCGTAGTCTTTCATTGACCAATTCCTAACATTGCTATTAAGTCTTTGAACTTGTGATAGCCCATATCCAGGAACTACAATAAAGTACACTGGTAGATTTAAATCCTTCCAAGCATTAAATCTATTTTGACCATCAATTATCTCATGACTTTCATTAACTATTATAGGTACAATTAAAGACTCTTCCTCTATAGACTCTTTAAGTCTTTTTAAATGCGCCTTGTTTATTGATCTATTCCCTTTTAGTATTGAAAAAATGGAATAGTCATTGGTTTTCATAACTTGACTTACTTTTTTCATTTTACTTCTCCTTTTTTAAACTAAATTTACTTGGAAACTTCCTTCCAAAATGTGGCTTAGGGTCATTACCTTTTGCATCTTGCCCATGCCATTTCCATACATCATATACATTCTTAACCAAAGTATAGTCGATATTATAATACTTAAGTGTGTATGTAGGTTTCTTAATCCAGGAATCTTTTAAATGTAATGTGGCTATCTTCTCTACCTTATACTTAGGAAATAACTTATTCCAGATCATTGCATAAGCAGATAACTGGACTTGATGTGTTTTATAAGGTAAGCCAGTTTTATAATCGACCAAGCTAATCTCTAGCTTATTGGTTTTTTTGTTAGGAATATAACCTATAAAATCAGCAGTACCACAGAAAGGGATATCTTTATGCTGTAATTGTATCTCACTTGCAATAGTTATCGGAGTATGATCCTCCCAAAATTGCATAAATCCCATTAATCTTTTACTTATATCTTTATTGGTTATCATCCTGGCAATATCCTTATCTTAGTTTTATACTCTATTGTATATAGTCTTATAAAAAAGTCTAGCTTAGTCTTGTCGTGAAATCCTATAGTAAATGGACTGCCATCATAGTCCACAACATCTTTAATTGGAGATACTTCGCATTTTTTAGTACTCTCCACATATTTATAAGGCATACCTTTTAATTTTCTCTTGTATGCTTGAAAGTTGCGATAATTCTGAAATTGGATCTTATGATTCGTCGTCAGCATTATTACCTCCAAAATTATAATGAACACCATCTAAAGTATATCCACGCCTAAGATCAACATCTTCGCCTAAAACCAACTTATCAATATAAGCATGGACTATTGTTCCTATTGTAGCCTTCTCATCTCTAATTCTAATAGCATCGTGTCCGTTAGTCATTAACCAATTATGGAAATTAACTCCCTTGTCTACTATATCAAAACTCGTGACTGATATATAAAAACGACCTTTAGAGTCTTCATACCAACGACCATTCCTTGAATCGTGCCTTTTTAATGGATTATTGTCGATATAATTCTGAACGATGTTCTTAATGTTCTCTTTTTTCGACTTCTTCTTTTGAGTCATAAAAATCTCCTAGTTTGCATCTACATAGTTTAGCTATTTCTTTTAAGGTTTCTTTCTTAGGCTTTCTGTCGCCAGAGCAGTAATAATATAGTGTTACCCTGTGAAGATTTAGCCTATCAGCGATAAACGAAGCCTTCATGCCAGATTGCTTTATTGCTTGTTTGAGTTTGTTTCTATTAAAGTATATCATAGCGACAATTTAGCAAGTTATAAACTTCCATGCAACAAAAAAATAAACTAAAGTAGGAATTAAGACGAGAAATATAATAAAACACAGGAATGCACTTGCATAATATAATCAGATTGCTTATAATATAAACCCCTATGGTTTGGGAACTATTAACTTTTTGCATAGGGATCAATACAAAGTGGTTACAAAAAGGGATTTCAGTATAGCCACAATCAAAGACGAACTTGGAACTTGATCTGATAGGTAACTTACTACCGAAAATGGAATCCAAGCGAGAATTATAGTAGGATTTATAATTCTTAGGCATATCCGACAGCGACAAGTCAAAGGGTAATAAAAGCCTAGAATCCTCCTCTGATTTATAATTAGGGGATAGGGATTCCTCTAGGCTAACCTCAAGCTCTAATATCAAGGGTAATATTAAAAAGGATGTTATTAAGCATTCTTTATAGTATATCTTAGTTATTTTATTTCTCCTTATTTATAATTATACTAATTCTGCATTAAACTCAATCGGATCAACTATTGAAGCTTTATCAAAGTTATAGATAAAGTTTTCAACATCAGCAAGTTCACCATCATTTTTAATTTCTAATTTATAATCGTATGGTTTATCAAGTGAAATAGTATGTCTCCAATTATAATACAAAGCTATAGAGCCATCAGATTCTATATAAGGATGTAAATCCTTTTTTTGCTCTATTAGCTTTCTTCTAACTGCTAATGCTATTGCACATTTTCGACCACAACCTCTCTTACCATTATAAATATCATCTTTAGTTACTTTAACTTTCATTTTCTTTCTCCTGTTTTTAATAAATCTATTTGCTCTAAAACAAAGTTATATGCATTGTAATATTCCCAATTATTATCTTTATCGTAAAAACTTTGCTCTTGCTCTACTATCCTTTTAAGTTCATTTATTTCACTCATTCTCTTTCTCCTTTACTTATTTTTAAAAACTCTATTAAAATATATAAAACTCCCACTTGAAATATAATCTGCATAGTATTTGTTAATATATACAGCAGATCAAATAATGCTTCATTCATTTATAATTCCTTTCCATGTTTCATGCCTAAAGATTCTTCAATCCAAGACATAGATGTTGCTATTTCATCCCAAATATCATCCTCATTATCAAACTTATTTAAATGATTTTCCCTATAATCAGAAAGCACCTCCCAAATATAATCCATTGATTCTATACGGTCAAAATTGGTTGGTGTCTTAGCATTTATTTTTTTCTTCATCTTATTTTCCCTTTCTTTTTAAATTAAACTACTATTTATAATAAATCTTCTATCTCAAAATCAATGTGTAAATTATAACTATCAATATAACAATCTTTGCAGACTGGAATATTATCCTCACATTTATAAATATCTTCTGAGCCGCAATCAATACAAGTCATGCTATCTACCCTCTTTCAAATATAATTCTCTGCCTAGTCTTATAATTCTTAAAACTTTTTTATCCTCTAGTATTTCATCTTTAGAATATAATCCATTAAAATTAATATAGTCAGCGAATGCACCTACAGTTAAAAATTCAGTCCAATACATTAAATATAAATCAATTAGTTTTTTCTTCATTTTGTTACCTCTTTTTTTTTATTGTGATAGAATCCAAATGCAAGTTATAAATATAAAAATACAACTTATAATTAATATGATATAGCATATAGCTATTGAAAAATAATCCTTAAAATTATCCATTAAAATATAATCCTTATTTATAATAGCTCGTTTTCATCTGTTATTAGTTTATAAATAAATATGATACTTGTAATAATTATGATAATTGATTCTAACATATATAGAAACCTCCATTTTAAATAAATCTTTTTACATAGGTATATATAGACCTATAAAAGAAAAATCTTTTGTAAATGCTTATTTATTAAGCTTGTTTATAGTATTTAAATGTAAACTAATATCGTAAATATGCTCTATATGATCCGATTTTTTATTGTAATATATACAATAGTCACCATAAAATAATTTTATATATTCATAGCCGTTTAAATACTTACATTGATCAAAATCAATATTAAATCTAGCATTCAATTTAAAATCAATTTTATTGATTAGTTTTTTATCTAACATGATAAAACCTCCTTATTTAATTAATTTCTCTTAAATACTCTACAATATCGTCCATTAATATTTTATATTGTAAAGATGTATAAATAAATCGATCACCTATTAATTGACCTAGTTTATTAACATCTTTTATATTTATATATAACTCTTCAGTATTAAATACAAATTGACTTAATTCACTATTTTTACAATTTATTATATTAGTTTTTGATCTTTTTATTATTCTATTCATTTTGTTTTATTCCTTATTTAATTAATTATTTATAACAAATCCTGTCTGGTCTTTTTTGGCGTCACCCTTTGCAAGTAACCCAATTATAACATTTTTAGGGTCTAAGAACCTTAAATCAGTTTCATCACCGTTAAAAACTTTAAATCCCTTATATGATTTTGGGATTCTAGTTTTAAATACAAAAGCCGAATTATAGCCGTTTATTAAATAGCTAAGGGCTTTTTTCTCATTATCCTCACAGCGTGAAAATGTTAAATGATAATTACTTAGTTTTAAAGCGTTTTTACGCCACTCGATACAATGTTTTGTATAATCATAATATTTACAATGATTAAATAATTGCATTATATTAAATGTATTATCATTCAAAACATCATTATTAAATAAATGAGAGTTATTTAAAATGTATTTTCTAGACATTAGATCACTTGTTTTAATTTTGATATTCTCCCACATAATGTCACTTGTTCCATTTAATCTAATAACTGGAATTAAATTTTTATTCTTAGCTTTAATTTGAAGTCTAATTATAGACTCTATTAAATCAAGCATAAAATCAACTCTATCATTTATTAGATATTTACTTTTATTTATTCGTGCTTTTTGTACGCTGTTAAAAGCTCCACGCCCTGCAGAATATAAACACGCTAGTTTGCAACCTTCAGACGCTGATGCACAGAAATTAACGCCAGAAATATTTGATGGAGCTAAATATAGAATACCAGTTAAATAGCCCTTTTTTGTCCCTTTGCTTGTTTTGTAATCGCTGTTGATGCTTAATAGTTGATTATATTTTCTCATGATATTTATTCCTTTGCTTTTATTTATTTATTGTTAGTTATATCAATAGTTAATTTGATAACGTGTAATGCATCATCTTTAGTTTCAAAACTTTCTTTTAATATGTCATTAGCTTGTAAATCTAGTACATTATATTTATCATTTAAATTTTTACTTATTTGAAAGTCATAGCCGCTATAGTTATATATTTTAATCATGATATTAATTCCTTTACTTGTTTAGTAAAAAGTTAACACTTAATATTGACCTACGCAAGAAATTAAATATTTATTTTAAATAGTTTATAATTGTTATTAATGTTCTAGGGCTTTATTTGGGATACTATACTTCACTCTTAATTCATAGCAATGTCAAATAAATCTAATTCAATTAAAAGCATACTATATCTAGTATGTCAATACTTTAAAATCTAGTATATCTTAAGAATTACTTTAAGTTACCGACGACAAACAAGCTTTAAAGACTTTACATAATCTAAATTATCAGAAAATATTTATACCCCATAAGCGTATAGAAATAGAGCTTCCTTAACGGATACCATCCCACAAAAATTAGAGATATTAATGTCAATATCGCCCCTACAAAAAAATATTTGAAAATAATGTCAATGCTTGTATATTAATACCCATGAGTAACTTGCCTAAATTAAACGAAAGAAAAAAAGCTGCAGAAATTATGGCAACTAACCCTGATATGACCTGTAGTGAAATAGCAGCAAAGCTTAAAGTACATGAGAATACAGTGGTTAGATGGCGCAAAGATCCTAACTTCGTAGATATGGTATATCAGACTTATATGGTTGAATTTGGCGCAGAAATACCTGCTGTATTAAGCTCTATGATTAGGGAAGCCAAGGCTGGTAATGTCCAGGCTGGAAGATTAGTATTAGAGCATAGTGGAAAGCTTGTTAAGAATATAAATGTTACTATAGACAGTCCTTTTGAGAAGTATTTAAAAGCAGACCAGGCAGAAGTAGAGTATATGGATGCAGAAGTACAAGATATAGTGGAGGACATTGAAGAGGTACAAGATATAGCGTTGCCAGAGCGTAAGGTTGAGGATCAAAAGAAGCGCACACAGTCAGAGTTTAAGACTATTAAGCAAGCAGCGCAAACCTCTAAGCGTAGAATGAATAGAAATAAGATGCACCGATGGAAGCTAAGGGCTAAGGCTGTAGGTTTAGAGCCATTACCTGCTGGAAGACCCACCAAAGCACAAAAAAAGGAATGGATAGAGCTTGTAAGAGCTAAAGAACGAGAACAAAAGTGAAGTATTACCTTATAGGCTTGCTTTTATTTCAACCAGTCGAGGAAATATACACTTGTAATCACCCTAACACGATAGACAATAACCAGCAACTGTTTTGTAATTGGACAGATGCAGATTTTGTTAAGTTAAATGACGGAACTAGGGTATTAAGACCTAAAAGGAAGAAAGACAATTTTATTAAAGCGTACTACAGGCGTAAATACTGGAAAAGTAAAAAAAATCGAAGCGAAGCTTAGGAAATACATTGAAAAGGTATATGGTAAAATAAAATGAGTAAATTAGATCCTATTAAGGGTGGAAGAACATCATGTATTCAAAATAGGCACGAACAAAGATTCCTAGATGATGGAAAATTATGTTATGGATGCAATAAAGTAAGAGATTTTGACTTTTACTATAAGAATATAAGTCAATGCAAGTCCTGCTGTCAGAAAAAAGAGAAAGCGCAGTGGAAGAAACAAAAACAACCGTTATGGTAAGGAGAAAACAATGAGAAAGCATGGAACATTACTAGAATCGTTCAGTGAGTGGTGGTTTGGAGTTGAAATAAAGCCTAAAGCTAAGAAGAGGAGAAAGAAGCGTGCCAAAACTAACAAATAAAGAAAGAGATCAACAATTACAGTTCTTAACAGCCCAGGTAGCTAATCTTAATCGTCTTCTAGGCGCTTATGTTGAGTTTGAGGGAAATAGTGCTGATTTCCAGAAACATTTAATTGATTTGAACGAAAAGCTAAAAAAAGAAGGTCAAGATGATACAAAAGCTAATAATAAATAGTGCAATCAAGCTTTTAGCTAAACAATTTAAGTTAGATAAGGTTTTAGAGTATGTTGAAAAGCCTAATGATGCAGATAAAAGGATTAAAAAGATTGAAAAGAGGCTAAAGAAGCTAGAAAAGGATGCTATTAAGTGGCAGGTTAAATAATGTTAAAAAAAATATTATTATAGAGGAGAGATTTTTTCAAATAACCTAAATTCAAAAAATCTACTATTGCGTATATTTAAAACATTCCGTATATTCCAAATATAGAAGTTTGAAAGAAAGGAAACCTATATGTTAGAATCTTTTAGAGATATAGCTAAGTCTATTATTGATAACCCTGCATTTAAAACAACGAAAAAGAAATGTAAGTGTGGTAGTATGGATTTATTCCATATAAATAGTTATAGATCGTTTTGTTGGTATGAATGCAATAAGTGTAAATCGAACATTCATATTATAAAAAAATAAATATCCCTATCTTGTTGATTCTACGCCACCCACACCTTGAACAATAACTTTATCGTCAATAGGAATATCTACTGGTATGAGTTGGCAGTAACAGTTTTCTTTACAGACCGAGAAACCACTCGCAGGTAGTCCTATTCTTTGCCAGTTTTCCCATGTATCGATTTGACCGACTCTAGAGGCGCAATCACCACATATTCTAGGGCTTCCAACAGAAACCCAGCGCATCATTACGCTATCGCCATAAATATTATCCTGTCCGATCCTAAAGCCTTGCATAACTCCTCCCACAATTCCTCGCTTAATGGTATTTCTAAATTCTCCAAATATTCTGCCTCCGTTCCGTAAATCATCTGAGAGGATCTGTACGATTGCTCTATCTCCGACCCCACTTCCTCGAAGTATTGCAATCTCTCGTTCAATTCTCGTAGCAAGGACATCAATTCCGTAAGCGAGTCCGAGTGCAACCCACAGCAGGGTGTCTTCGTCTTGTTGTTCGATTTCTTCGGCATCTAAAAACTCCTCTAGGTTATCGTATTGTTCAGCCATTATTTAGTTGTAAAAGCTTTATTTATTTTATTGACTATAATATCTTGAACTTTCATGTGTGTGTCCCTATTGTCTTCTAAGTCACCAATAAAAGGTCTTGCAGGAACATCTCCATGAGTCCCCTCAAATCCATTTTGATGTTCTATACCATAGCTAAACATCTCTAATCCCTTTTTACTTCCCTTTATAGAGTCTTTCAACCTCCCAGTGTAAAACAATGGCTTCGTATTAAAACTAGGCGTTTCAGTTTCGTTATGTCCTTTAAAAGAGCTTCGCCCTTCTTGCCTTTGCACAAGAGTTGAATCTTCCAGGTCAGGCTTTAATCCATTTAAAATATTATCTTTAGAATTTTTTGCAATAGCAGATGATAAGGCAAGGGTAGAATCACCAAAAACCTTCTTAAATTGCTTAGCAGTAGAAAGCTTTTCAAAGCTAAAATTTGATTTAAATGAGACTTTCACCGAATTCTTCTCCTAGTTTGCGTGCTTTCATAATTCTATTAACATTTTGAAGCAGGATTTTGTTAGCCATAGCTTCGCCCCAAGCTTTTGGGTCTGCTATAATTTCGGAAATATCTCCGTCAATTTCAATATCTATTTTATTAAGTTCTTTGATTTTGCTGACGGATTCTCTCAAAGATTGATTGTTGCTCGTTTTCTTGTTTGTTTGCTCTGACAATTTCTGTAGCCTCCTCTATAGTCAAATCCTTATTATACTTCTGAAGTAATTGTGGTTGTGTTGCTAGATTGTTTTGTAGCGCATGATTCTCTATTAATATCTGATCTTGTACAGACTTAGGATACTCAGGCTCTATAAAATCAAGCTTAAGCTCTCCAGGAAGATTAATTCCGTTATATCCAGCAATAGCTCGCTCTACATGGTATAATTCATGCTCGTACATTCTCCAAAGCTCTATATCGTCTTGATAATCTTCAAATCTTTCTAGGTCTTTTATTTTAAGAGCGATACCTGAAGGAACTTCGCCTCCATCTTGAGCAAACTGAACATATAAGTGATTGTTCTGCGCTACAAGGTCTACCTGAAACTTAACACTCTCTATTACAGATTGTATATTACCTCCTGGAGAAGCAATACCAAATGTCGCTCCCTCTGGAAGGTCAAGAATAGAATCAGATCCTGTTCTCTTCATACCTTTATCACTATACACTCCAGTTACAAAAGGCTGACCAAACATTTGAAATCTCAGCCCTAATTGGAGTTCCGTCATGGTTATATTCACTTGCTCATTACAATCAACAATATCATTAGCTCCTTCTACAAAGAAAGAGTCTAGCTGATTTTCTCTATGAGTAAAGACAAAAGGAATAACTCCGTAACCATGCTCGTATTCTGATATTATATTACCGTCTTCGTCATAGTGCGCATACATATTGCTATCCCAGTAAGCATACTCTAATTTACGAGTATCATATACTTCATTCACATTATGTAGTATAGGATAAGTAATTGCAGTAGGAGTAAATGGATTGTCTCCCATATGTACATCAAAGTAATAAACTGGTCTATAGTCAAAGTGAGGCATTTCAACATCATCCCTATAGATAACCTGAGTTGCTACAGTCCCAAGAAGCCTAGTCATTTTTTCTATATGTTTCATCCTAGCATCTTTCTTGACAGTAAGATTAGAATAAGAATCACTCACATTACGATTTGCCCCAACATTATAAATTCTAGACATCTTGTTTATAAATCTTTTAGTAAAGTTTGCACTGTAAACAGGAATCTCTCTAAAAGCATCTGCATCAAAGTAAGGCTGTATATACCTGTCAATCTCGCAACCAGAGTAAAAATCTAACAACTTATATATTTCCCTTCTCCTTGATTGCGCCTGTGATAGCTTGTATTCTTTTATAGATTCTTGTATAATATCTTCAACTGTAGTCATTATCTAGTCCTCATGATTATTTTATTTCTCTTAATAGGAAATTGGTTTATAAAAAAGTACCTAAGCATATCACATCCATGGTCATGCCTACCATCTTTCAATGGCTCAGGTTTTAAATGTTTGTTTTCAACAGCTTCTGGATAACGATAGTTTTCCAAATCTTCAGCAAGTCCCACGCATTTACGATCCAAGTGCAAATAACGATCATTGTTGGCATTCTCAACAAATCCCCTAACATGACCAATGCCTGAAGCAATATTCCTTGAAGTTTTATCTCTAACTGATCGTACATTTATTCCGTTTCTTCTAAAAATCT